TTGATGCGCGAACCAAAGGTCCGCGAAACGAAATGGGGTCGGATCCCCGTTTCGGTTCAGGCGGGTTGTGTCAGACCGTCAGGCCTTTGTTTTCTTAGGCTTTGGCGGAAACCGAACCGCAGGTCCGCGCTAGCGAAACGAAACGGGTATTTTCAGGGGTGTCACTAGGAAACCCTCGGGCCTCGCCCCCCCGAATACGGTTACAGACGGGAGGGACCCGTTCAATTTCAATGGGTTGCAAGGCGCTCTGTTCACGACGGAGACGGTTTTCTTGGAAAGCCGGTCACCGGTTGCGCTACTTCGAACCACCCATGTCCAGAACGAAAACGGGGAGAGACGTCTTCCCGACACACTCTCCCCATCATGCCTTTCAGATAGCACGAATTTGTTGCGATTGTCGAAAGGAAAAGTGTTGCAACACTTTATGCACCTGCAGCATTCAGGCGATCTCTCAGTTCCTTGCCTGCCCTAAAGTGAGGAACCGCCTTCCCTACGACCGAAACGGCTTCACCAGTACGTGGATTGCGCCCAACTCGCGCATCGCGTTTGCGCACACTGAAGGCGCCGAACCCACGAAGTTCTACTCGACCACCGGAAGCGAGTTGTTCAGTTATCGCATCAAAAATGCTGCGAACAACTATCTCCAAGTGCGCCTGGGAGAGCCCAGGATTTTCATTTGCAAGCTTTGCGATAAGTTCGCTTCTGAGCATCGGTGTCGTCTCCCCCGCCCCGACATCCAACTTTGCGCCTAGATGATTGTTGGATCGGGAAGGCCATTTAGAACCATCCGATCCAATTTGGTCAATATGAATTGAGCCGAGCTGCAATCTTGGTCAGCGCCAGCTTGTGCTGCCGCCAAGCGGTACTGCGGTCGACACCCAAATCGTAGGTAATCTCCTTCCAGGGCCGGCGGGCGGCCCGCCACCAGAGCAGGCGGCGTTCGTCCTCGCCGATCCACAGCACCCAGTCGAAAGTCTGCTCGAGCCGGGTGATCGCAGAGGTCGAAGGCCAGACCCGCATCGGCTGCGGCTCCATCGCGAGGATCTCCTTTTCCGACCGCACGATCTGCGGCCAAGCGTTGAAGTAGCCCTGCACCTTTACCGGCGGCAGCTTGCGCAGGGTGCGGAACGCCTCCTCGAAATGATCCGCGACATCGTCGGCAGTCCAGATGCGATCAGCCATGGCGTGCCTCCTTGGTCGAGGCCCGCTTGCCGTAGAGCTTGGTGCCAAGTTGTTCGACCAGTTCACGCTGAGGCCAGGTTAACCTCTGGTCGTCGATACGGACCGCAAGCAGCCCCTGTTCGTGCCAGCCTTCGCGCTTCACCTGTTCCGGATCTCGGCGCTGGCCGCCGTAGCCCTTCGGGTAGAGCCTCATGCCACACCTCCCCGGGTTTCGAGAGCCCAGTGAAGGATGGCGATGGCATCGGCCTCGTTGTCGTCCGCAGGGCTATAACCGCGCACATGGGCAGCAGCGATCATGGCTTGCTTGGGCGCGTTTCCTCGGCCCGTGGCATGGCGTTTGATCGTGCCGACCGGCACGCCTTCGTAAGGAATGCCATGCAATTCACCCCACGAGGTCAGCGAGGCCATCAGACCGCCATAGACATGAGCGGCGTCAGTGCCCGCATGCCGCCTGACCTCCTCGAACCAGATCGCCGAGATGGGGCCGGACAGCCTGTCGAGTTCCGTCAGCCAATTCGTGAACCGCAGATAGCGCATGCCGCCTCCGTCATAGCGTCCGGGACGGAAGCTGGCCGTACCGCTGGTAATCAGACCGTCATGGCCGCGGAGTGCCCAGCCAGTGGTGGTGCCAAGATCGAGGGCAAGGATGGTTCCTGTCCTAGGGCAAGCTTTGGGGCTTGGGCTGACGACAGGCAGAGTTCGGGTGTTCGAAGCCATGATGGTCTCCGTTATGAGGGGTGATGGGAGATGGTTGGTTTTGATGGGCCGGCTGCTCAGTCGGGCGACAGATCGTCACTGAATCGGCTGCGCAGAGCGGGTCACATCAAGGCGGAGCCCGAGGCCTGCCATTGTATGGGAGGACGGGCCAACTCTTCATGTTGGCCCTCCCATACGTAGTATGGGAGCTTTGACACCTAACTGTTCTTTTTGGCTTAAGTAGCTGATTTGCATCAGAAAATATGAGTGCGGATGAGTGCGGATATGAGTGCGGCGCCTCACTCATATTTTGGGCGTAACTCATTGATTTTGCTGAAAACATGATTGGCGCACTCATATGAGTTCACGCCTCACTCATATGAGTGAGCTCATCTTCTGACCCCTCCGGGTAGACCCAGACCTCGGGGTTTTCGACCGCGAGATATGACCCGGACTGGGGGCACTTGTAGTGGCTGGGCAGGACCCGGCGCGGCGTCGAAGTGACCTCACCAGTGATGCTGTCCATCACCTCCTCAGGCGGCCCGAAGGTCATTCCCTGAACGCAAAGGTAGCCTGAGTGGGAGCGGGTCACCGGGAAGCCGAAAGCGGTGGCATCACGTACGAACTTCACGAAGCCCTTCGTCCCGAGGACGCTCAGCCGGTCTCGGATCGTGTGCTTGCTGCCAAGACCGCCCAGGTTTTCGAAGGCTTCGGCAAACTGCATCGTCGTGTACAGGCGGCTGCCCGCAGCCTCGTCGAGCAAGACGCCAAGAATGACGTCGTGCTTGCGCAAGCGCTCGGCATCAAGCTTTGCACCGAGCTCCTTGCGCACCAGGCGCTCGTTCATGGGGTTGAATTCCACCCAACGGCCGTTCTCCTTGTCGATCAGCTTGGTCGGCAGCGACGGGCCGTTGCGCAATTCGATCTCGAGGCGACGCAGACTGCTCTCCTCATCGGGGCGATGCATGAGCAGGCCCGAGGTGTAGAATCCACGCAGCGCACTTGCGCCGGAGAGCGCCTGGAACGGATCTTCACCCACCGCCTTGCGGTTCATCTTCTTGGTATGGTGGGCGAGGATGACGCCGCAGTCGGGGGCAACGGCCTCGCGCAGCCGCTCCACCCGTTCAGTGAGAAAGAACATCATCGCGGCGTTGTCGTTTTCGCCGCCGCCATCCTTGCCGCCATCGAAGAGATTACGGATCGGGTCGATGCAGATGATGTCGGGCGGTGCGTCCGGGAAATGTTCCCGGATCGACGCAACCGCGAGGGCGATACCTTTCTCATCAAGAAGGAGGCGGAGCTTTGGCGTCGCGATCAGATTATCGAGCGCGGCCGAAATGACGCGCGCATCGAGCCTGATGCCCTGCAGCCGTTCGCGAAGGTAGTGATACTGGATCTCGGCCTGCAGGTAATAAACGCGCAACGCTCGGTTGGGCGTGAAGCCGAGGAACGTCACACCGGCAGCCATATGGACCAGAAGGCTGATCAGGAAATCGCTTTTGCCAACCTTCGGTGCGCCACCCAAGACCAGCAGACCTCCTGGCGTCAGTACGCGCGGCGCAATGATGTCATCCGGCATGGGTGACGTATCGGCGAGCAACTCGCGCAACCTGTACGCCGGCATTGTCGCCTGGGAAGCGACCTGGTCCGCATCGTTGCGCAGCAGTGCCGGGCCGTTCTTTCTGACGTGCAGCGCCCAGAGGCGGTCGGCCTCCTGCTGCAGGCGCTCCGGTGGCCAGGCAGGCCGCAACATGGCGGCGTTGTACTGGCAGATCGCTTCCCAGCCGTCATTGGGCGTCATCTTGCCGTCGTGGACCAGCCGGACGTAGTGACCGATCGCAGCGCTCGCACCTTCAAACCGGGTCCACTGGTCCGTGCCACCTTCATGCACCGGGGTGGTGAGAATGGCTTCAAGTGACGGTTTTGCGCCGGCCTCGGGAGCGAGATCGGCTCCGACGCCTGACAGTGCCGGCATCACGGCAACGAGTTCCGCGAACTCCGCAAGCTCCACCTCAACCGGGTGATGGTCGAGGATCTGCACAAGGCGCTGGAACCCACCCTTGTGGTAGACCGAGCCTGCCACCCGGATCGGCTGGTGGGCTGAGCGGAAATGGGTGTCCCCGCCCACCCTCATGGCAATGTCGCCACGCAGGCGACAAAGGGTCGCTAGATCCCCGCCGGTGACAGCCTCGGTCAGTTTCCACCAGACATGGAGCTTGGTGGCTCCCTCGGGCGTACGGCCGCCGCTCTCAACTACGAGCGTGGGCGTGCCGAGATGGCGCACCAGGTGTACGAGCTTGGCCGGAATGTCACCTGCATCAAGGTCCACGATGATCGCCTGCATCTGCAGGACCTCGTGGGCGCGCGCCTGACCCTGTGCGGCCACCGTGCCGGGGATAACATAGAGGGCTGCACCCTCACGCCATGCCCAGGTGGCAAAGGTTTTCAGTTTGTCGAAGGCCGAGTTGTCCGCCTCGATCCAAATATTGTTGGGCTTACCGTCCCGGCCTTGCCCTTTATCGACGAAGCCGCGCACAGGGATCAGGCCTTCGCAATAACCGAAGACCACATCCAGAAATGTCGCCAGCTGATCCGCATCGGGCTCAATGCCGAACGGGTCCTCCTGCGGCGCCGCGTCGTTGAAATCACGCCACGGATTGAAGTGGATCACCTCTCCAGTGGACTTGTCGTCACGCTCATCACTCATTGGGGCAAGCTCCAGCAGCGGTTGGCGTAAGCGCACATCCGGCACTCGAAGTGGTCGCGGTCGCGCGCAATGCGAGGCAGCAATTCGCCTGCGTCGGTGGCGCTGAGGATGCGCACGGCACGGTCGCTCATTCGCTGCGCCAACTCGGCGTTGAACGGCACCAGCTCGTGATGCAGCTCCGCCGTGTCCTTGTTGATGGCGGTGAAGAGCGCCGGGTTCGAGGCAAGCCCCGGAACGGCGGCATCCATGTAGGCTTGGTAGAGTGCTATCTGTGCCGCATAGATCGGCTTTGAGACGGCCACGCCGTCCTTGACGCAGGCGCGCCAGTTCTTGGCGTTCATGGTCTTGCATTCCCAGAGCGCAGGCACGCCGAGTGACATGGGCTCGGGGGCGGCGGCAATGATGCCGTCAACATGGCCACGAATGCGGCCGTCCGCGACCGAA